TTTTCTAAATTATCAAATGAATTATATCCACTTCCTGCGTTTTTGCTTTCAATAAATTCAATTTCATCATTTGGGTCTAAAACAACACTATTTGAAGAAGCCATATTTTTTATACCTTCCTCTAATAGGTCGCGTTCATCTCCTTCATGTTTCATTGTTTTGGCAACAACAAAAGGTATAATAAATTTTTCTACAAAGTCAATATTAAATCCTAAATTGTTACGAATAGCAATAGCATAAGCTGCACAAGGGAAAAGTAACCCATACCCACAATTTGAATACCCTAAATTGTTATTTGTTTTTATTAATAAACTCCAATCTTTTATTTTTTCATCATCAAAATTTATTCCTTCATAAGAATATGGCATTCTTAGAATTTCATTTGTATCAGGCTTTATTGAATCCCTGCGAATAGCTTTTAATCCTGTTAATTTATTTTCGTTTATTCCTGTCCAATTTACGCCACTATATCCAAAAAATTGAGCATCCAAGGCTAATTCCATAAAATCATAAAACCATTTAGATTTAAAAAACAATGTCCATTCTTCCGATTGATTGCCTTTTAAATCAGAGATTTGAAATTCTTTTTTTAATGTCATTGATTTCCTAGAAGTCATACATGCCATGATGTGCCCATCATATATTATATCTTGAAAAATAAGCTGCATTTTATTTCTGAACTTATAATTATCTTCATATTGCTCAGCTTCTTTTAAAGATTCGCGCAAAGCTGTTAATTCTTGCCTAATCCTATTTGATGACGTTTTTTGAATGTAGTTTGATACATTTGCAGATTTTTCTGCTTCTTTTTTATTTATAAAATTATTGTACCAAGCCATTAAAGTATATTTTTAGGTGTTGAGTTGAATCTTATAGAACGTCCTTGCAAAGGTTGCAATAAAGGTAAATCATAAAGGTTTATTGAAACGCCTATTTGTGCGTTTTTTAAATCCTCTATTACTTCATTTTTTTGGTCAATTCTTAATTGTGGGATATTCCTTGGAGAAATTCGGGTATAAGCATAAAACACGGCTAATTCAACGTACCAATTAAATATTAATACGCTCCTATTATCTCCTTTAGTCCATTTTGTGCTATCTGTTGGCAATACTCCTGTAATTGTGTAGTTATCATTAGTCCAAGATGTAGAAGTGGTAGGTGTTACTCCTATACTTTCAACAATGCAAGTATAAATATTTGAATGATAATAAACTTTATCACCTACTTTGTAAGTTACATTATAAGCGTATGGTTCTGCTGTTGGTGTTAAATAGTAGTATTCAGAATTATAAACCACTAAAGCATCAGCTTTGTATGCTTTAGCAATATCAAATATAGTTGTGTCTTTAAATTCCTCGATACAGTCGTATTTTGAATTTAAGAAGCTTGTTATTTTAGCTTGTGCATACCTTTCTGACTGTTTTTGTACCAAGGCATTATTGCTTATTAGCTGTTGCCAATTAGTATCTTGTACGTGTAGAAGGTAGTCGGTATTAGTCAAATATCCCATATTTGCAAATATATTAAATTAAATTTTATTTTTTGAGTTTATTGAAATTGTTTTAAAACTTATTTTTCTACCTCCATTTAAATAATTTTGATATTCATTTGAAAACGCTACTGTCATGATATATCGTAAACAATCGCTTTGATGTCCGAACTCCTCAAATGTTACCCCTGTAACCTTATTTTTTACTTTGCTTTTCTTAATAGTTCCGTCTGAATCTTCTAGGGCATAAGTGTAATCATTTATTGACTTCTTACATTTTGGATTTATTGATATTTCAATATTATCAATAGTATTTGCAAAAATTTGATTAACAAACCCACCACTTTTGACAATTGAAGGATTAACGCTTTGAAGCCTTAATTGAGGTTTATAATCTCTTAAATAGTTTAATATGTCTGTAAAAAAATTCTCTCCTTTTTCTTTTCCTGTATCCGCTTTCCAGCTTGTTTTATCTCCGTAAATAAATAACCCTTGAACTTTTGGGTATCTTGATATAAATTCATTGCATACGTGCTTTCTTGTATTTCTCGGGTCTTCCAAACATATTTCATCTATTTGATATGCTTTTTTACCTATTATTTGCCAAACTAAGCAAGTAATATAAGGGTTTACGTTTTCATCGAATACCAAATGTATAGGCAAATCATGATTATAGCTAACATCTGCCAGGTGTTTGTTAGAATTAAAATTCTTCCAAAATTCGCCACCAGTTCGCAACTTTCCCCAATTACCAAGCCCATATATTTGATAATAATTAAAATCAGTTATCTTATCTTTTTCAAAATCATCAATTGTATGTTTATCGTAAAATTGCGGACCAACAATAAAATAATTATTTAAATAAGTAACTTTATAAATTACAAAATTACCCATTAAATTTATTTGCTTGCTTGTTATGTTTGTGCTTGTTTCTACTTCGTGTAAATTCTCACTGTCAAACATTATTTTAAGCCAATGATCCTCTGAAATTGGATTAAATAAACCTACTATTTGTTGACCTGATTCTCCCCTTAAACGTTTTCTTATTTGCTTTAAATCTTCTGCATCAAATTGGCTTATTTCCTCTAAAATAACACGTTTGAAGCCTACTAAGCCTTTTATTTTTTCAGCATCATCTAGGCCTCTAAAACGTATAAAAGAACCTGTTTGTAAACATTCAATATAATTTATTTGAAACTTAAATAAATGGTTTAAATCCCATTCTGAAATAATTTTAACGAAATCCGAGTAAATAGAATCTTTAATATCCACACCGTATTTTCGCAAAATCATAGTATTTTCATTTATTGATAACATTCTAATTATCAATAATTGAACTACTGTATAAGTTTTTGACGCTGACGAACCACCATAAGCAAAAATAAACCTTATATTATCATTATTGAAGTCATCCTCTAGGTGATAATAAAGGTCATTAAATAGGTCGCTATCAAATTCAATAATATCATTCATCCCTTTTTTTAACTCTTATTTGAGTTACTTTTTGTTCAATAGAACCACCAATATCTAAAGAAGTTTTTGCTTTGCCTTCTAGCCTGTCAATTATCTCTTTGTATGCTGATATGTCCCCCTGAACTGCATTTGCAATCTGTTTTAAGTGCATAAGTTCAGCAATAGAAAGCTTATCTTCTAAACCTGTCAAAGGGTTAACCATGTCTTTTTCAATACTTAAAAACCGCTCGAGTATAGTTTTTGTATGTATTTTAGACACTTTTTTAGATTCGTTAGGCGGCTGGTATGTTTTAGAAAATTGAGTCGCTTTGTTTGGAAATTCCCCCATATTGATTAACCGTATTTATACCGTGTTTTGCAACAATGTTGCATTAAAATGGAAATTCTTGAGTTGTTGGCTTTAAACCTTTGCTACTTCTATTTTCGTTTATAGATTTTGCTGATTTTTCGCCTCCTTTTAATCCTTCATAACTTGCCATAATTTGTTTCTTATTATAGATTTATTGATTGTTTTATAATGCTTTAATATTTTATCATGCATTTCGTCATAAAAGTAATACAATTCATCGTTATTTTCAATACAAACTTGCTCAATATTATTTGAGCTTCTTAAATTAGCTGAACATTATACTAATTTATTTATAAAAAAAACTACTAAAATCAATTAGTAGTTTTACTTTTTCATAATATTAGGATATTATATAAATGGTTTTTTATACGGTTTGAATAATGATTTTTCCCACCATTCACTATAGGTATACTTCCCTACAATTGATACACCTGTAAAATAATCTTCAAAATAATACCCAGTTGTTATTACAATAATATTATCACAATACACTAATTGAGGTTTATCCCAATCAATAATTTCAGGTTTAATAAGTTTCAACCCATACTTATTGATTTTGGCTAGGTCAAACAAATCAAGCCCATCATCACACTTTACAATTAGAAATTCTTTGTATTTGTGGATAATTTCGTGAATGCTTATAAAATCCCCTACTTTTAGGTCTTTAAATTCTTCGTTTGTCATAATTTTAATAATTTAATCTTTGTTAGTTTTCATTCACAAATATAAGCAATTTTGTTTAAATTTCAAACAATTGTTTAAATTCTTCCAGTGATCTGATTAAATAATATTTCAAACCTTGATTTTCGACATTTTCTTTAAACTGTTTTTGATACGGAGAAATAACGCCTGTAAGCGTTTTAAATTCCACAAACATACAAACACCTTGATGAATTATTATCGTGTCACTAACACCCCTTAAAAGTCCTGTATTTACCTTTCTTTGTTGGCTTCCATTGCTTTCATTTGGAACGCTAAACATTATACCCTTACCATACCTTGCGTAAGTATTAGAATACCATACAAAACAATCTTGCTGAATTTTACTTTCTGTTTCTTTTTTCATAAATAACTACATAAACTACACGAAAACTACACTTTTTTTTTAAAAATGTAGGGTCTAACTCTCTGACTTTCAATCAATCTACATA